TCAATGTAATCCAAGGAATTGGCTAGATCAGACCACCACCAATAAGGAGTAGAATATCCTTTTAAGGCAAGTTCGTAACTATGGGAAACGTGATCAAAAGCATTTCGGAATTTCTCGTCAATTAGACCCACATCTTCCAGAGACTTGCGAGAATAGTAACAGAATGCTCCCACACAATGTTGATTGAAAGCTAGGGAGAAATCCCCATAATCTACCACCAATCGGGGACAAGGTGTTCCATGAGAGATGCCATTCTTGTTGGCAGGACCGTGGTATCCGAACATTAGATGTTGGATGCCACTCTTCTTGGAAGCGTCAATGTATGCTTGAAAAATATTGGGGTTCTTGATGAGCATATCGTCTTCAATGAGAAAGATGTGATCACATCCAATGTCCAATAAATGTTTCATTGCCTTATTTTTAGATGCTGCAACTCCCAAATTTGTTTCGTTTGTATGGATATAATAATTATATCCGGGGAATTCAAATGGATCACCATCATTGATGATTATCAAATCTAACCAATTACACGCATCAATACTATCCAACAATTTTTTTAGAAATTGTGGACGGTCTTTGGTGATAATACCTAACCCGATTTTTTCACTCATATTTTAAAATTCTTGATCTGATCCGTAAGATTCTTGTATTGCTGATCCTTCTCAATCCAAAGTCCTTGGTCTTTCAGCATTTGTTCCATCATATCCAGATTTTTGGGATCTAGAACGCTTTCTCCCGTCTCAATGAGATTACCCTTCGGATCAAGGAACTCCCCAATCCACTCAATCCTGTCATCTAAATTTGTCATGTCAATCGGAATGATTGCTGGACAATTTTCAGCAATAAAAAATGGCGTTTTCTCCAGATGATCGGAGTATTGTTCATAAAGTCCTGCGAAGATGTCATCAATCTCCCGAATATAATTGAGGTCGGAGTCGCGTGTCCCATCGTTCACGATTTTGATAGCGGGATCATATTTCAACCAGAATATAATATCCAGATTTTTAAGGGAACGACGAACGATATCAACGGTGAGTCCTAAAACTTCTTCGGAAATCAGGTCTTTTTCCGCAGCATATAGAGAATATGCTAGGTTATCTAGGGGATTTCTGTCGTAAATGACATGTTTTTCATCTTTATTTTCCTCCAATGTTTCGGTCATCCAGTCAAGAATCAAAAGCTGTGTTTCCGCATTTGTTTTCGATGAATGTTCTAGATTATTCTCTGTTAGAATATTGCGGTATGTTTTAGCGGTGGTCTTATACATCGGCCATTTTTTTAGAAAGGCTTTCACTAATGTTGATTTTCCCGTGCAACTTGTTCCGCTGAAACTTACTCTCATAATGATATTAACTTATCAGACAATTATCGAATTGCAAGCGATTTTGGTTAAGTAATAATACATGGCTATTAAAAAAGCACCTCGCAAGAGGAAGGAACGAGATGTCACAGAAGATTTTTCTGAACACATTAAAAAACAATTTGATTGCTCAAATCTGGTTCTTAGAAATAACTTCCCCATGACAGACAATCAACAGAAATTTTATTTCTTGACTCAAAATCCTAAAACCAATATGGTGTTTGTAGATGGACCAGCAGGCAGTGCAAAAACGCATCTTGCAGTGTTTTCAGCATTGGAACTATTAAAAGCGGGTCACGTTGATAAAATAATATATATCCGTTCCGTTGTTGAGAGTTCTTCAAGATCCATCGGTTATTTGAAAGGCGATGAAACTGAGAAATTCATGCCATATATGATGCCTATGATGGATAAGCTGAATGAAATTTTATCTAAAACAGATATAAATCATCTACTAACAAATGAATATATAAAAGCAGTTCCCGTAAACTTTGTCCGTGGCTTAACATTCCATAGATGTGCTGTGATAACCGATGAATCGCAAAATGACACACGAGGCGAACTTGTAAGTATATTGTCCAGAATAGGTCGTCACACTAGATATTTTATCTTGGGCGACTCAAACCAGAAAGATATCAGAGACTCTGGATTTGAAGATGTTTACAAAGCATTTGACACCGAATTCTCAAGAAAGAATGATATTCATTGTATGAAATTTGATCAATCTGATATTGTCAGATCAACAATTCTTCGTCATATAACTCAGGTTTTAAAGGTATAGTTCACCTTCTAAACAACATATAAGCTTTATATTGTATAAAGAATATAAAGCTCATTCTTTCTCAGCATCCGTCATTGGATGTTACTTTTGATATTTTTATCATTTCAATCCCCAAGATGTTCCATTAAACCATTCGTGTCCTGATTTATTGTTTAGGGTTGCTTCTTTACGTTTAGGTGGTTCCGGTTGAACGGGTTGTTCTGCGATTTTTTCTGCTTTCAATCTTTCAATTGATTTTTGTTTAAGCTCTTCATCCCGTATCTCTTGTTGTTTTTGCTTTTCTTCCAATTCTTCGGGTGTCATGTATTTACCATACCATTTATTCCAAGTTCTTCCAACCAATACATCATCGTCATTGTTTACTGAACTGACATGGGAATCATCTTTAAGATCATCCGTCTCGTCCGTTGTAATGAATTTGAAATTCTCATCCTCCTGCGCTTTGATTACCACTTGCATGAGAAGATTTATTGGAGTATTTGGGAATGTCAATCATAATTTTATTTAGTTCTCAGTGAAAAACCCCAGCATAAGAGTCGCCACCCGATAAGAACGCTTCACGCTCATCATCAGGCATAATTCTACGCTCCACACAGCTATAAAGTCGCATAGTAATCATAAATTCCCTTTCCGTCATTTTATAAATATGTTTTGGTGTGCAGATTTTATCCTTTAGATATGCCACAGCATCTCGTAGCATTTGGTCATTGCCATCCTCAAACAATACATCCAATAATTGATCAACCGCTTTGATTTTCACTTGTATGAGAAGATTTACAATTGGATTTCAATTTGTCAAGTAATTGTTACTTGATCAGTGTTCGTATCATACACGAAATTGTGTTTTTTCGTTTTACCACTACTATCGCGTATATTCACAATTCCGGTTATAGTCCCATTTGGTCTTGTCGTAATGTGTTGCAACCTACTGACAACATCATGACCCGCTTTTTCCAACGCATCCATAATTTCATCGTGGCTGGTTGCCAAATGTCTTTCTGGTCCTTTAATTCGTTTGGCGGTTCGGTCTTTGGGATTGAATTTTAAAATATAAGTTGATTTATCGTTTGCAAATGTTCTACCCAACTTCGGCTCCCCCGTAGTTGGATCATTTTCCAACTCTCCAACCTTTATAGTTCCGGTGTATGTGCCATCAGAATTTCTTTTACTATTCCAGCGTATTTTATTGTCTGGAGGATTTGGAAAGAATCCATCTTCCATAATATATTCCATGGCGATTTCATCTTTCGTCATTCCAGCCCTTTGTCCTTTTTCTTTTGTATTTCTTAACCATTCCTGTCCTTTTCTTACAGGATTCATAATTTCGGGGGCAACGGTATCAGCAATCGATCCCATCCAAGATGCGACTTTTGCAACCTTTCGAGATGTTGGATTTTGAGTAAAGTCATTCCAAAATCCCTCCTCAAGCAAATTTTTTTGTGATATTTTATTAGACATCTGCTGTTAAATTTTGATCTGCCACGTTTTTAAGGGCAACATCGATAAGCGCATCCAACTGCTTCGCAATAAATCCCTTACCAATTAAAACCTTATGATCGTTATCCGCTCTATTACCAATTGAAAATGGCGTATTGGGGAATCTCTTACCCCCAATTGCACAATCAAATAAACAAACTGGGCGTTCCTCCGTATGATCGACACCCCCTAGATTGATAGTGATGGTATCTTTGACTGGTTTTTCTAAGCGTATGGAATTCATGGTTGTAAATCTTACTATGGGTTGGTTGGTTTGTCTGTCTTTTCCGAACTCAAGGTCTTCTCCGTGTAAAACATTGTAAGCACCATTACCCGTATCCAATTTGGCAGAAATGGTTCCCACCCCATCAACTACGATTTCCTCTTCCAAACCGAGGATGTTTTTTTCCACAAAGAATTGTTTGAAACTTCTCATTCATTTATCATTTATTAAAATCGTCACTTTGTTCAAAACCAGTGTTGGCGAAATCAGCCATGGCATCCAGACGGTGCCAAACATCGGAAACATATGTGGAGGCAATGGTGATTGCAGAAACCATCCAATCCTCAAAATCAGCGGAATCTTTCATATCGTAAAGACGCTTACCATATTCCGAAAGCTTCTTGAGTTCCGTTACCAGAACCTCATTTACCTCATGAGCTTCCACGGAAGCAATTGGTTCAATTTCCATAACCATTCCATGCGCTTGAGGTTCATCGTCATGTTCACTATCAAATCCATCTTCACCGAAATCAGGATCATCATCCATGTCATCTTCAAAATAATCTTCAAAGTTATCATCCATTAAATCATCATCCTCTGCATCCTCCTGTTGGAATTTTTTTCCCATATAGTATTCCCAAAGCACGACATTTTCTTCTCCTTTGAATTTCATATTATTATTTAGCTCATTTGATCAGAAATATCCCGAATATCCTGTGCTTGCTGTGCAGGACGGATAATTGGAAGAACTTTTGATTGATATAAATCTTTGGCAGTCTGTCCCGATGATTGAATTGTCTTGATATTATCAGGTCTGCGTATCAAATCAAGAATGTTTTCTAGAGCAATACGATCAGTGCCGCTAGGGGGTTCCATGAGAGCCGCTAGAATGACATCCTCCATGTATCGAACTTCAGCGGGAGAACTCAGAGGAATAGTATTTGAAGGCTCTTCGGGAGGCATCTCTGGAGCAGTTTCTTGCCCTTCTTGGGGTGGTGCTTGTTCCATACCACCTTCAGGATTTTGTTCATCCTGTTCCAAAATGGTTTGGTATCTTGCGATTAATTGTAAGGTTTTTGATTTCATATTATTGCACCTGACTTCTGTAATTCTGTAATTGTTGTTTAACGGTCTTGGTTCTCTCCTTTACAGCATTTGCTAATTGTGGTAATATCTGCGCTCGATCTTTAACTGCGGCACTTACCATTTTTCCTCCTTTATTTGATGCAGTGGGGAGTCTTTTCTTAATAAATGATTTTTGATCATATGATTGCGCTGCATTATCAGCCATTGAATCGATATCTACTTCCTTTTCCTGATTTTCCTCTTCAGCATCCGCCACTTTTTTAGCTTGCATACCCACCGCTTCCAAAATAATATCTATATTCTTTTTTTTATCATGAAGGATGATTTTGGAACCTTTGGAACTGAAAGGGACTTCCTGTTCATATAGGAAGAATTTAGCCTGAAATGCAGCATCCATCTTCGATTGGTTCGAAGGATCATATTGCTCTAAAATCTCAATAAATTTGCTCATATTGTTATTTAACGAAATATTAAATTTTGATTTTTACCTTGATATTAATTTTAAATTTACGTTTTACATTTTCCAAATTAATATCAGCACTAATATCAGCACCAGTGAGGAAGGATTTTAATCCAACCACGCTAATATTTTTATCTTTAAGAGTTTTCAATATTATGTTTTTAACCATTTGATCGGCTTCTTCTTGAGAAGAAGCGATTACGTCCCCATTAATACTCAAAAGAACTGATTGTGAACCGGATTCTTCTCCCTTTATTTCAATAATTTCTACCAATAAAGACCCTGATATACCATTTAAAGATTTTTCCAACAATTGAGCAACACTATTAACGTATTCACCCTCCCCCTTAATTTTTGCGCTTTGATTTGAATACAAATTTTCAATTCCCGATTGTTTCGGAGTATAAGATTTCATGGTATCTGATTGCGCTCCCCCCATCATTCCAGAACCTGCCATTACTCCCGCTGCAAGCATTCCTTTCAAATTCAATTCATTTATTAAAATTTCATCATATGCCTCTTCAAGCATCTGCTTATCATTAAAATCTTTTGATTGCATATCATTATTTAACTTAATGGTTGAAAATTATCATTTTGTTCACCACATCCTGAAAGTATTTCTCGTTTAAAAATGTCAGACCCTCTTTCTCCAGATATTTGGAAATCTTTCGGAATGATGGGGGATTACGATCCGAAAATGCCATTTCCAATCCAGAAATGGTGGAACAGTCCCGAATATCAATCAGATATCCCAAATGCTCTAAATCATAATTGGCATCCCAAATTCTTATTTTGAAGATTCGCCGGATTTTAGCCAAAAGCTGGTTGCGAAACTTGTCCTTGGTAAGCGCATTAGAAAAGAAAATAAAATCAGCATGAATATTT